TCGGCTTGTGCTTCGACCGGACCTCGTCGTAGGTCGGCATCCGTTCCTCCTCTCGTGGCAGCGACCGGAGTCGAACCGGCTATCTCAGGCGCATGAGGCCTGCGTGGTGGTTCCGTTCCACTCCGCTGCTCGGTTTCACTCGGCGAGCGCCTCGGTGACGGCCGTCGCCACGTCAGCAGGGTAGACAACGGACAGCCGGGCCATCGCCGGGGCGAAGTGCGGCCGCGGCGCTTCCTGCACGGTGCGGCCCAGCGCGTCGACGCCGACGAAGCCGTACTCCAGGCGGTGCGCGAACGGCTCGTCGCTGGACACGTGGCACTCGACCATCACCCCGCCGACGAGCTGCGTCCCCCGGTACTGGATGGAGGCCTCGTAGTCGCCGGTGATGACCTGCGGGCCGGGCATCCCGGAGGCGTAGGAGCGGATGAGCTGCTCCAGGACGATGCCGTCGCGAGCCGTGACCTGCGCGACGCGCGCCGTGGTCTTCGGGCCGAGCGCGGCGACCTCGACGCCGACCACCGCCGGGCTAGCCATCGGCCTGCTGGCGCATCGCCGCGATGAACGCGTCGGCGTGCCCGAGTCCGGCTTGGCCGTGGCTGATCGCGTCGTCCTCCAACCGCGCCCGGTCGAGGCTGTCCAGCCAGGCGTGGATGAGCTTCGCTGGGGAGCTCACGCTGACCTCGGCCTCGCCGTCGAACACGACGGAATCGGGCGCGACTTCAACGACGAGCGCCGGAGGGCGCCCGCCGGGGTGCACGAGTTGGTAGGCGACCACCTCGGCCGACACGTCTTTGCCGTCGAGCATGATCGAGGCGCGCCCGCCCATGCCGCCGTTCGCACGGATGACGGCGTGGCGCAGCACGCTTAGTTGAGGGTGACGTTCAGCGCGGGCGGGCTCGTGACGATGAACGTCACGTCGGCGAGCGCCGGGTCGTTCCCGAGCGAGTACTGCTTCGAGTTCGACCCGATCTGCACCGGCCACACGTCCACGTTGTCACCCGTCGCCCAGGTGCCGAGGATCTTGAAGTCGGCGATGACGACGAAGCCGTTGATGCCCTTCGCCAACGTCGCGTCGAGCGGGTTCGTCGCCGAGTCCCGGTAGTACTTGACGGACGAGTCGGCCGCGTCGTCTGGCCCGGCGATCTTCGACGAGAACGGCGTCGAGAGGTCGGGCGCGTCGATCGGCTTGTTGGCGAACGTGAACCCGGCCATGTCGTGGATCGAGCCGGACAGGTTCGTGCCGTTCGTGACGTTGCTCACGGTTGGCGCGGTGATGCTCGGGACGGTGAGGGTGAACACGACTTGCGTCTTGCCACGGCGGAAGAAGCGAGCCACGAGGACTCCTTTCGGTGATGCTGTCTAACTGCTGACCCGCACCCCATAGCGAGGCACGGTTTGCCACAGACTGCCGGTCGCGACGGCCCCAGAGGAGCCGCTGAGCGTCTGGCGGTCCACCACCACGCCGCTCGGTACAGACAACGGCGTGGAGAAGTCGCCGGTCGAGGTTCGGCCGACGACCACCGCCCGGACGTGGTCATCCATCCAGACGGCTTGGGTTGGGGTCCCGCCGACGCAGGTCACCTGATAGATGAGCTCAGCGTCGGCTTCGGGGTTGGTCAGCGGCGGGCCGCCCAGCTCGCCGCCCGCGATGGCGTAGACCACCACGTAGGGCAGCGCGGCGTCCGCGTCGACCTTGCCCCAGTAGACGGTCTTGTCGAGCGCGCTCCGCAGCATCGCCACGAAGGCGCTGTCGCAGAGATGCCGGGTGATCATCGCTGCCGAGTCGCGTCGAGGCGGTCCTCCGTGTCGAGGCGACGCGACGGCTCCCAGGCGCCCTCGGCGACGCGCTGCACGATGAACGTGCGGCCGACGAGCGACGAGTCGCTCGACGCGGTGATCGTCACCGTCTGGCCCGGCGTGACGCCCTCGGTGCCCGTCGCGGGGAGCGTGACCCGGTACATGAGGTTGGCGAGCACTTGCCCGCCGATCTCCTCGTGCATCGGCACGCGGGGGCTCACCTGCAACGACCGGACGGAGCACATCCCGTCGTAGACGACGACCACCTGGCCGGTCGGGTCGAGGAGGCCGGTCGTCTCGTTGAACACGTCGTCGTAGTGGCCCCCGGGGTCGTTCGTGATCTGGCAGGTGTCGGTCAGCGTCGAGAGGACGCGCTGGCGGGCGTGGTCCAGGCTCACGCCAGCATCGGCGCGCTGATGCTCCCGAGCTGCGCCGCCTCCGTCTCGGTGATCCAGATGAGCGAGCCGCCAGCGGCAGGCACCGAGTACGCGACCGAGTACGCGTCGACGAAGGACTCTGACTTCACCTGGCCCGGCACGTAGGGGAACGTGCCGCGGTAGGCCATCGTGCAGACGAGCGAGACGAGCCAGCCAGGGACCTCGTTCGGCTGCCAGCCGTGGTCGTAGGTGACCGTGACCATGTTCGGCCCCATCGTGAACGAGCCGCTGCGCCGCTCGATCTTCCCGGATCGCCACCACCACGCGTCGTTCGGCATGGCGAGCGTGATGCCGTTGTCGGCAATCGACGTGACGTTCTTGACCGGCAGCTCGGGAAGGAACACCTGGAACTGCCACAGGCCCTTCACGTCGAGCGCCACCTGATCGCCCGCCTCGTACTCCAGCTCTTGGGACGTGATCTGCTTGACAAGCGAGTCCGCGTCGCCGAGCAGCGCCGTGACCTTCCCTTGCAGCGACGGGTCGACGTTGCCGAAGCGCGTCTCGTAGTCAGTCAGCGCGGCGAGCATTGACGTGCTCCTTGAAGCGGGCACTGAACAGCGCCTCGTCGGCCTTCTGTGACTCGCTGCCCTCCTGGTACGTCGCGTCCATCTTCGCCTTCCCCCAGAACGGGTGGTGGTGCTCGACGATGGAGCCGAGCGCCGACACCCAGACGTTGCGCTGCTTCGCGGCGGTGACGATCTCGTCGTCCACGAACCAGTGGCGGTAGCCCTCGTGCGCGAGCACCTTCGGGCCGTCCCAGCCCGCGCCGACCTCGTCGACGTAGGAGCGGCTGACGAGCAGGTGGGTGCCGTGCTCGCCTTGCATCGTGCGCGGGTTCCCGAGGTCGTTCGTCCCGACGACGGCCGCGTCGGCGTTCACGGCGCACCACTGCGCTTGGTCGAGCCAGCCGGGGTAGAAGGTTACGTCGTCGCCGCAGAGGAACAGCGCGTCGTACGCCGCGCCGCGCTCCCGGTAGGCCCGGTTCACCTTCTCGGCGAAGGTGTGCTCCGTTCCCTTGAGCACGTCGACGCCAACCTCCTGCCAGGCCGCGATGGTCAGCACGTCGTCCTCGTCGGCGACGGCGACCACGTCGGCGAGCCCGGTCGAGGCGCGCAGGGAGCGAATGAACGGCTCCGCGTTCGCCGGGCGGTGCAGCACCGGGACGATCACGAGCGTGCGCGACGTGGCGGGCGGTGCGATCTGCTCCATCCAGAAGTCGGCTTCCCCGAGCCAGATGGTCTTGCAGTGCGTCGTGCGGACGCCGGTGTGGACGTAGATCGGGATGTCCTCGACGCCGCAGCGCATGCAGAACGCGATGTCCTCGCCCATGAGCTTGCCGTCGTCGCCGGGCACGCGGTCGAACCAGTGCTCGCCGTACTTGTCGCGCAAGCGCTCCAGGACCGAGCGGTGGATGAGGACGCACGCCATGCCAGTCGCTCCGCAGCGCGTGAGCGCGTCCGGGGCGTACCAGGAGCGGCCCATGAACGCCTCGATCTTCTTCCCGTCGTGCTCGGTCGGCTGCCAGTCCATGATCGTGGGGCGAGCCCGGCAGGTGAAGCCGCCCATGCCGTCCGTCGCCATCTCCTTCTGCACGAAGCAGAGCGCGCCGACGACCGGGCGCTCCTCCGGGTCGGCGACCGCAAGGAGGCGCTGCATCGTGTCCGGGCGGAAGCCCATGTCCGTGTCGAGGAACAGCAGCCAGTCGTCGTCGCGCTTGAGCAGCTCCGCGGCGATGGTGTTCCGGGCGTCCGCGAGCTGGCCACTCGCGCAGCGGATCTTGATGACGCCGGACAGGTGCTCGGCGCCGTCGAAGAACCCCATCTGGAGCAGCGAGTCGGACCACGAGTGGGCCACGTCGATGTTGTGGACGTAGCCGAGCGCGATCTTCGCCGTGCGGCGTGTGGGCTGGCTCAGGTCTGCTCCCCGGTAGAAGCCTCGGCGGCTGCGGCCTCGGCGGCAGCGGCCTCCGCGGCTGCCTGCTCGGCGGCTGCGGCCTCGGCGGCTGCGGCTTCCGCTGCGGCTTGCTCGGCGGCAGCTTGCTCGGCTGCAGCGGGGTCAGGCGCGGCCCCCTCGGCCATCGCCTCCGCCTCACCCTCGGCCACCGGTGCGACCGCGCTCTCAGCGGGCACGTCGATGGAGCCGGGTGGCCCCTCGTCCGTCGGCGGCTCGGGCGCCGTCGGCTGCTGCTGCGCCAGGTCGAACTCGGTCGGCTCCGGGGCCTCCTCAGCCTCCTCGGGGGCTACCTCCTCGCCGGGCGTCGGGGGCACCGGCGTCGGCTCCTGCTGCGCGAGGTCGAAGGCGGTGGGCTCGGGAGCTGCCTCCTCGGCGGGGGCAGCCTCCTCGGCGGGGGCAGCGGTCGTGTCGTCAGCCATCAGGACTCCTCGTCATCGGGTGGCAGGGACAGGTCACGAAGCTCGCCGGGTTCGGCGGTCGCCGTCTCGACGAGCGGGATCGACAGCGGCGCGCTCGTGCGGATCGTGCTCGCCGGGGCGTTCGCGGTGAACAGGTCGGGGCGAGCGCGCACGAGCGGGTCGCGTGCGTCCCACGCCTGACCGACCTCCAAGAACACCGTGTAGTCGGTGCCGGGGACGCCGACGTGGGCCTCGACCGTCGAGTAGACCGTCGCGGTCCGCGTCGTTCGTGCTGCTCTCGCCATGCTCGCTCCTCCGATTGGTGGAGACCGGGGAGGCGCCGAACGACCTCCCCGGTCCCCGATTGTCACGTCTTCAGCAACTTGAACCCGTTGTCGTTGACGCTGTTCCCACCGATCCGGGCGTACGCGAACCAGCCACGCTGGCCGGTCGGGAACGCCGTCGCCGGGTTGAACACCTGCGGGACGAGCTCCACCGACATCCCTGTTCGCCGCGCGATCAGGTAGTTGGAGAAGTCGCCGACCACGAGGATGTTCTGGCCGGTCGTGCCGGTGAAGTCCGGGAAGTACGGGTCCTCGTAGACCTGCTTCCCGAACAGCACCTCCGCGGCACCGGCCTCCAACGTGACGGTCGCGGCGTGGTACACGTTCGCCGCGCCGAACTGCCGGATCTTGTTGTTCACGTCGACGGCCATCATCCACGCGGCGCGGCGCCGATACTTCTGGAGCAGCGACTTCCACACGTTGTAGACGTCCGGGTAGCCGAACGCGCCGACCGTCGCGACGCTGACGACGCTGTTCGTGTTCGCCGCCAGGGCGGTGAGCAGGCCGCGAGGCTCGCTCGTGCCGGACCCGGACGTGAACTTGTTGAGCAGCAGCTCGTCGTAGCCCGCCGAGAGCAGACGCGCCATCTCCGCCTGGAAGCCCGGCCAGTCCTCCCCGACCTCGATGGAGAACGGGATGAACCCTCGGGCCATGTAGACGTTGACCTGCGGCTGGGCAATCGTGAGCGAGTTGTCGGTCACGGTCGCGGCCTCAGGCTGGAACGCCCACACGACACCGGCGGCGCTGACGCCCTTCCACGCGTTCGTGGTGATGTTCTCCTGGCGGCACAGGGC